TTATTCATAAGCAGGTCTAATAAGACGTCCAATAATATTAGTCAGTCCGGTAAGATGCCCAGCTTCATGCATAGTATTCCAAAGAACCTCTTGAACTTGTTTTACTCGATTATTATACGTGTCCGCATCAAACTGATTTTGCAAAGCTTGACCGTTTGCACGAACAACCGTTTCCGCAAGTTTTTCAACTTCATGCCGGGCTTGCTTATCCGTCAAATTCTTCTGTGAATACCGGAATGCAATATCGGCAGCACCTTGTGCAAGCTGGAGCTTTTGCGCTTGCGGCAAGAAAGATAACTCTTGTTGGCGCATGAGATTTTCAGTAACGGTTAACTGTGTACGTGCCTTACTCTCAGCAACATTCTGTTCATTTACTGCCATGTTCGATACTTTCAGATTGTTATCGAAATCAGCGATAAGCTTATCCAAAGCTAAACGGGCTTCTTTCGTTTTAGCTTCTGTCTTCATTTGAAGTATCTGTGCCATAGCTTTTCCGGCAATGTATTTACCTTCAATACGCAGGTTATCCGCTTGCGCTTCCTTTACCTTGCGGTCGGGCATGGATGACAGCACATCAATAGCGCGACCAAGTCCGGCAGTAATTCCGGAATAATCAGCAGAGTAAGGAGTAGCAGTAGGAGGTGTGACACCTTGTCCAGATGGAGCACCACCGGAGGGAGCAGCACCACTTTGTGCAACGCCAGCAGAGCCGCCACTCATCATTAAATAGGGATTAAGTCCGGCGGCCTCAAGGCGTTCACGTTGGGCAGATGCCGAATTGTATTCTTTTTGGTCATTATACAAGTCCCAAGAATTTTGTTTAGCATCATTATAAAATTTCCATTGATCACCAAGTTGTTGATGATACATTTCCTTATTGTAAGCAACCTGTTTATCAAACATTTTTTCATTAAATGCGTTGTTCATTTGCGCAATCTCTTTATTTGCAGCATTTTGCGCGGCGGTTGCACCAGCACCGCCAATAAGAGACGCACCTGCACCAATGGCAGAACCAACAACGCCAGTCATTGCAGCAGTTGCCATAATTGTATGATTTTTTCGTTTAACATAAGATTTTTAATTTTTATTTGGGCGTCCGGGCGGGCTTTCCGGCTCAAACATATTCGCTCCGCTCATACTCGCCTGCAATCCCTGACGCGCTTCACTACGTTACGCAATGCATTCCGGCGTCATCCGAGATGACAGAGCGGTGTTCGCTCTCCCGAGCTCACGAGTTATAAATTTTTCCTTATCTCTCAAGATGTGCAAAGATAAAGTAGGGCTAAAATATCCGTTTATCAACCTGTACCAAAAATCATTAAATATACGCGCGCGTAAACGCACACGCATATTTAACAATTTTTACTACAGAACGCCAAACGTATATTTTTTCCCTGCATTGCTTTTTTGCACGTCTCGAAAGAAAAGGAAAAAAATATATTAGGGCTCCTCAGTCGGATTCACCTCATACGGAGCAGGCTGTTCGGTCTCCCGTTCGGCAGCGGCAGCAGCTATCATCTCATCCTGTGAACTCATCAAATATTGAGACCATGCCATAAGTTCAGACGGTGATTGAATAAACCGTGACTTCACAAAACTACACAATTGTTCGTCACTAAGCTTAGAACGCAATTCACGCATTTTAGGCTCATTAACTGAAAGATTCTCAAAATAAGCCAATAAACGGTCTTTAGTCATTTTATCCAATCGCTGCTGATTGAATAACATATAAATGTCAGATGTAAGAATAATAGTTTCTACACCATTAACTTCTAACTTTTCAACACAAAATTCATTAACAGGGCTAGTCTCTAGAAACTCACTTTGAGACAATTCCGCAGAAGTAACCAAACAAGAATTAACAGATTCTTGATAAGATTCTAAACGTCTTTTCGCAAACCACATAATAAAATATATTTATAAATTAATAAATAAATACAATTTCATACACTAATAGGGTAAACCATCCGTATCAAGATTACGGACTACCTTAATATCAAAGAATGAACTACACAAAAATTGGTCTGTAGATAATGAACTGTTAACAGCAACAGCAAATAACGGATCTAAGCAATTAGGATTTACCTTAAAAAATGTATAGTTCATAGGTGCAGCAGTTGGCTGTGGCTGGTTAACAGGGTCTTTCGAGCCTAACTGGTTCAAAATAGAAACGTCACTATAAGAAATAACCCAATTCCGAAGAGTATCAGAAAAACCACCGATAGAACAATCAACCGAGGTCTTATAATCAATATACCGAGGAGCATAACCCAGTCCGGAATCCGCGTATGTTGAAAAGTCGCTAGCAAGCGGATTAATCATTTTCCGCAAAGGAACAAGTTCCATTCCTACACGGTCAAACTCAGGAATAGCATAATCAGTCGCACGAACCTTAGTAAATGCACTATTCAACAAAGTAGCAGTATAATCAAGTAAAGGCAAACAATGATAGATACATACAATAAGACCATACTTTCCACCTGAATTAAAATCAATTACACCATTTGAAACACCTGTACCTTTACCGGCTATATCAGCACCGTTTTCACCTGTAATATTAGTATTTACAACCTCATTAATGTCAAGACTAGAACTAATACCACCAAGATAAGTACAAAGTTCAGAAAAACCATCACCAACAGAAACACCCCAATGTTTCTCTATTTGGTCCTTATAGTCTTTATTACCTGATTGTGTAATTTCTTTCCATTTCTGTAAAAATTCGGCTTGACGAAGTGCAAGAATTGTAAAACCTGTTTGTTCATCAGCGGGCGGAATCTTACCAACAGAAACAGCGGACAAATCACCGTATTGTTGATGAGGAACAACACCGTGGAACAAATCTTTTTGCCAATTACAGTAACGCAAATCAAACAGATTATAATTCTGTACAACCTTAGAGGACGTTTCGCCAGATATTAAACTGTCGATAGACATATTAGACGTACCATCCATATAATCAACATTAAAAGTAGACGGGGAAACACGTTCCCATTGACTATCACGGTAATAATCGGAATATATCTTTTGATAAGCCAACAAACCAAAAATGTTAAAAGTAAGATTAGACATTAAAGGCATACTAGACCAATTTTCACCAGAACTAGCAACATAATCATAAAATCTACCATAGCCAAGATATTCCAAAAGCTTAGCCGAACATTCAGAACGCGAATAACCAAAATAATTTTTATCATGATTCTTATACGTAGTTCCGAAAGAAGCAAGATAATCAGCAATCGCCTTAGCTGTAACAGATGGCATAACACCATCTAAAAGAAAATTTTGTGTAGGGTCAAGTGAAACAGCATGTTGCGGATTGTCATACATTTGCGTCAATACTGTATTTGACTTGTTCCAAAGCAAATCATAAGGTACAAAATAGAAATCGTAATACTCACGAATACGAGCAAATGCAGCCGTATTAATAGGCTGTGTACGAGTAAAAGATTTAAGGTCAATTCTAAAGCTATCACCTGGAAGCACTTCTTTTACCATAACAGGAAGTAACTCACCAGCTTTAGCCGTGAAATTTTTCTTGAACGAAAGGTCGAAACCATTTCGGGAAGTCTTGTTCCTAAGACTTTTTAAAGACATAATATTCGCCATAACAACACAATTAAAAGTTAATACTATTTATTTTAATCGATGAATATCTTATTCAAATCATTCAGTTTCTTATGCTTGATACGGTCATTAAACAGTTTAGATACCTGTGCAGAATATTGAGAATAAACAGGCGTCTTCTTAAACAATCTCATATCCATATAAAAATTATCATAGAAGTAAGGGTATATAGTGTTTTCCCATTCGTCAGACAACAAATCACCGTCACCGTAGAAATCTTCATTTTCAAAGAACAGCTTTTGAGACTCGAAGAAATCAGTAAGATGCATATAATCCAATTGACTATAAAAATCTTCAATAAGCCTAAGCTTACGCTTCTGCTCCGACAAGGTAGGTTTATCACAAACAGAATATAAGAAATGCTTAGAAAGGAGAAGTTCACCGTAAACACGATGGGCATACCTATCAAATTCAACACTATCCAACCTGAAATTAGTCACCTCCCAATCATAGAAATACTTACAAAGGTCATAAAGCTGTCGTTGGTCATGCAAAGCACCACCATCGAACAAATCCAAACAATAAGACGACTTATTCAGATGGAAAAGATAAACAAAAGTCGCTACTTCTTTCGCCAAAGCGAACGTTGTTTCACAGGACGGGAATAGATGCCGCGCCGTATCATAGATTCGGTAGCTATAAGCACGTTCGTGTGTAGATTTATCAACATATCCTCTACATCTGGGGTAGAAGTAAGAGTAAGCCGACCGCCATACATCAAATTCCTTATATTTGCCATTGAGCACGAAGCTTCTTTTAATAAAGTCATGAGGGGTAAGCGCATATACTTGCGAGCGTTGACCTTGCAAAAAGCCTTGACCCAGCCTTTGAGAATGTAGGCAGAATGGACAGACGGAACGCATTTTAAGAACTTCGGGTAGATACACACTGCTGTTAACATAACTCGCAACGTATGATGAACACTTTCCTTCGGATACTTGAACGTCGATACGGCCAAGGGTCCATGCCTCAGATACAGCCTCTGAACATATCTGTAAGACTTCTTTTGAGTTGAGGAATAATAAGAGATGATAATGCGGGCGGAAGTGTACGGGTCCGTATTCGCCAACGGCATAGTAACGCACTTTCTCTTTGGGCAACCGTTTAGTAACATAGTAACGTAATCTTTTTAAAAATAATTGTAAATCAGTTTTTCTAAGGTAGGGGATAGAACCGCATAGATTGAACTTCTGTTGAAGTAATTTTAATCGCGAAACCTCATAATCAAATTCACCGAGACTTTCACCCGTCTCTAAGTCTACCAAATCATAACGACAGAATAAATCAGTATCCGGGTCACCATTCACACACACAGGAGTAGAAACAGGAAGATAGTCAGGAGCGTAGGTAAGAGTAATGAAAACGGTATACATAGAACAATAACTCTCTAAATCGCACTGAAACGAGTAACGGGAATTTTTAGCAAGAACACAAGCCTTGCACTTTCCACAAGGAACAGTCATACAATCATGCGTATAAGGATTAACTATCCTTTTCGGATGAAGACAACTACAAAAGGGATTAAATAGCGCCATTACTTATAATCAACACCAACTTTTGTACTATCCACAGAAGTAGTCTGTGACTGTTCTGTAGATTGGGTACTGTTCATATTGTTTTTACTGATACTCATAGACATAGTGCATGAGACACAAAGCCATAAGGCGGCAATAGCTAATACCGCCTTGACTACAATTTCAATAGTTTTGTAAATTTTCTGATTGTCCATAACTGAAATATTAAAAGTTAATAATCAAATGTTTCATAGCTTAAAAAAGTCCAACCAAAAGCACGGACATAAGCCTTAAAAACGTCAGAAGCTTCAACAAGAGAACAATCCTTGAATATTTTCACATGAAAACGGTCTTCAAAGTCCATATAATGAACTTTTATCATACGGAACCGCTTTGAATACTCCTTTAAAAAAGAATGCGCCATAACGTTTGTAATTGGTTACGGCGCAAATGTAAAGTAAAAAATGTAAATGGTGTAATATCAATATTATGTTTAATATATAACACCATAAACTAAAATAAACCTTTATTCTTCTCTAATTTGGAAGAAAATTATACCAAAGATAGCTTACATATTCAAGCTATCTTTGGTAATAGTAGCAATTCAATTATTGCATCAATTTTTCTATTTCATCAAATTCAGGACCCATTTGTAAGTTATAATAAACTCTGTATAATCCATTTAGCCACAAATCTTTCTGTTCAGGTTTCAGTTCTCTTGCTTTTTCATAATTAGGTCTTGCCTTTTCATAGAAAACTTTCAGTGTAGCTTGGTCTTCTTTGTATTTTGGATTATTGACATCAGTAGTAGCTTTTTCAGAGAAATCCTGAGCTTGCAGGCAATAGATTAAGCCCAAGTTGGAATATGCTTCTGCATAGTTAGGATCTACTTCAATGGTTTTGTTGTAGAATTCAATGGCTTTTTCATAATCTTTCATGTTATGATAAAGGTATCCTTTTACGTACAAATAGAATGTGTTATTAGGATCTTTAGCCAACATATCATCTGCAAACTGCATTGCTTCGTCAAACTTATTATTATTGCTATAATAATCAATCAGATGTCCAAAGAAGAATGAATGTTCAGGATACTTTTGAATACCATCTTTTAAGGAAGCGATCCACTTGACAGTATCCCCTTGAGCTTTCAATGCTGTAGAAATAAATTCCATGGCATATTTACCCACTTCTTTGTCCTCCTTTGCATAAGGTGCATATTTCAACACGCTTGGATAATCTTCCATTTTGGCTGCAGCTAAGCTTGCATAATAAGCAATTTGGGGCAATACAGTATCTGTTTGAAGCAGATTCTCCTTTTCAAACATAGGATTGATGGCAATGTCTACATAAGTTGCGAAGAAATCCAAAGCCTCTTTATTCTTATCTAAATTAAAGAACTGGATACCACCATTAATCAGGTTGGGACGCGCAGCTAATATAGCAGCACTGTTCGATCTTCTGAATTTATTTTTGATTTTACCTTTTTCGTTAGGAATCTGTGCAAGTTCATCGCATTTAAAGTAGTATTTGCACATATTCAGTGCGCTGTTATACACTTTAAGAGTATCATAAGGCTTTCTTAAATAAGCATTCTCCATTTCCTTTTCATTGATTCTCTTTTGAATAAAGCCGGCTACATCCCATGTTTCGGCGTTGTCTTTGGTTTCAGCATTGTTCAGAGCTTCATTGATGAGCTTCTCTGCTTGTGCAAAATCCGGTTTTACGTCGTTAGCGATGCTTTTTGCCTCTTTCACGCTCTTTTCCTGAGCGAAGGTAAAGCCTGCCGCAAGTAGTAAAACCATTGAAAATAATACTCTTTTCATGATTGTAGAAAATTTTAAATTAATATTGTGT